ATATGGTGCTGATTGGTCTCTCACCATATTCCGGAAAGGAGAAAAATGGATATTTTGGATTATATCCCTACAGGCTCTAAAAACGCTATTAAAAGGAAATATCTAGTGCAGATGACAGGCATGTCAGACCGGAAAGTCAGGCAAGAGATACACAAAGCTAGAAGGAAGATACCCATCTTAAACTTGCAGGATGGTCAGGGTTATGCGATACCTGACATGAATGACGCCCATGACAGAAAGCTCCTCATAAGATTCGTCAGACAAGAGGAGAGCAGGCTCAAGAGCATCGGATGGGCTTTACGCTCTGCAAGAAGGACGCTCAAAAATTTTGGAATCAATTGGCAAGAATGGAGAAAACCGGCATGTTAAATAGCAGACAGAAAGGCGCAGCAGGGGAACGTGAGCTTGCGAGGAAGTTAAGGGAATATGGGTATGCTTGCCGGCGAGGGCAGCAGTATTCAGGGCTAAGCGGCGATGCGGATGTCATAGGTCTTCCAAACATACATATAGAATGCAAGCGCAAGGAGAAGCTCAATCTGTATGATGCCCTAGATCAATCAAAAAATGATGCCAAAGAAGGTCTAATTCCAGTCGTTATGTGGCGCAAAAATGATTGTAGATGGGTGGTCACGCTTGATCTGGATGACTTCATGGAGATTTACAAGGAATACGAAGCTGGCATACCAAAGACAAATATATAGCAAAGCAGGTGATAGATTGGGAGCAGTGAGGAAAAAAGGACTTGATTACTTTTCCTTCGATGTCAAATTCTTTTCTGATAAAAAGATAAAGATATTGAAATCCCGATATGGAATAAACGGAATTATCTTATACATATATCTCCTTTGTGAAATATATGATAACGGCTATTATTTAAAGATTGATAATGATTATGAATACATTATTTCAGATGAATTGAATCTGGAGAGTAATTTGGTGAAGCAAGTAATGAACTTCTTGCTAGAACGGTCACTGTTTGATAATAAACTTTTCCAGTCGGACAAGGTTCTTACTTCTGCCGGAATACAGAAAAGGTTCCAGTTAGCCGTCAAAACGAGGGCGAAAAAGAACCCAATAATAATTGATAGGTTTTGGCTTTTGGAAAGCGAAGAAACGGAACCTTTTATTAAAGTAATGCATTATTACGATAATTCCGAGAATAATGATGATAATTCTAGGAATAATAGCGATAATTCCGAGAATAAAGGCATAAAGGAAAGTAAAGTAAAAGAAAGTAAAGTAAAGGAAAGTAAAGTAAAAAAAGAATCAGTGATTTATTACCCATCCGATGAAAAACTAAACGCTGCGTTTGCTTCGTATGTGGAAGCTAGGAAACAAATGAAGTCACCCATGACATCACACGCTGTTGATTTAGCAATCAAGAAGCTTGATGACATGGCAAGCGACAATGATATCAAGATCGAGATCTTAGAGCAATCGATCATTAATGGATGGAAAGGCATATTTCCCTTAAATAATGCCAATAAGGCAAAACTGACGACACAAGAATATGCTGACAGCTTAGAGAGGTGGGCTAATGAATAAGCAGGAATTCACTAATATAGCCGTGGCAATAAAAGAAGCTTACCCTAATGCGAACGTGCTAAACGGCAAAACGGCAATGGATTTATGGTTCAGAATGCTGGAGGACTTAGATTATAGCCTTGTTCAAAATGCCGTGCTTGAGCATATCAGCACTAACAAATATGCTCCTGCAATATCCGAGATACGGGAGCAATGCGCCAACAGGATGCAGGTCTTGCATGACTGGGATGGGGCATGGGGAGAGGTCATGAAAGCTATAAGATTTTATGGTCAATACCGTGAGGAGGAAGCCCTTGCAAGCTTGGATGACCTTACTAGACAAGTTGTCAAAAGATTCGGATTCAGGAAATTATGCATAACTGATAATGAGGTCGCTGATCGGGCACATTTTAAATCCGCATATCAAGGGATGGTAAAAGAAGCTAAAAATCAATTTCAACTACCAAAATTCGTGATTGACGAAAAAAACAAATATCTAGCATCAAATCAAATGGTATTAATCAAACAAAATCCAGATGCCAAGATAGGAGAGGAAAAGGATTGACTTCATGAAAATAATTAAACAAGAGAAAATAGCGATAATAATGGATTTATTAAAAGATGGCTTCACGAGGATAGAGATACACAAAAGAACAGGCATATCATTAACGACTATACAAAAGATAAGCAATGGCACATATGAGCCACGAGAGCGTAAGGCTCATGACGGATTCCCAAAAGAGCTGCTTGACGAATGGGATAAGACAGTGGGCATATTCAAGAAATTGAGGGAGGTGCAGCAGTGAGAATCATATTCGCAAAACATGAAGATAGCATTAAGGAATATGTTTTTGAGGTCGGGGAAGGTATGTATATATCAAAAGGCGATCTTTTGCAAGTGGACACAATGCACGGAGAAATGATAGCGATAGCAACCACGGGCATAATTGAAGGTGATGGAGCTAAAGATGTCGCCATGAAGCAGGGCGGATACTTGCCGCTTAAAAAAGTCATTACTTATGTTGATCAAAATATGATTAATCATATCAAGGGAAAAGCAAAAAATGAAATGATTGATCATATCAACAAAATGCATTATTCAGATGCGCATAGTCTGCCGTTTGATTAAGGAGGGAAAATGCTGAAGCTTAACAATTATTACAATATGGACTGCATGGAAGGGATGTCGCAATTTCCGGATGGCTATTTCGAGCTGGCGATAGCGGACCCGCAATACGGGATCGGCGAGAGCGGCAGCAAAAACGGAACCCGGAGCAAGCTGGCGAGAGCGAAAAACTACATAGACTACCACGGCAACGATGACAGCCCGCCGGATCCGGAATACTTTAAGGAGCTTGCGAGGGTATCCAAAAATCAGATCATGTGGGGAGCAAACCACTACATAAGCCGTAACCCCGTCGACAGCCCATGCTGGATAGTGTGGGATAAAGATAACGGCGCTAGCGACTTTGCGGACTGCGAGCTGGCATGGACGAGCTTCAGCACGGCGGTGAGGATGTTCCGGTTCCGCTGGAATGGGATGCTCCAGGGAGACATGAAAAACAAGGAGTGCCGCATACACCCAAACCAAAAGCCCATACCCCTCTACGAGTGGCTCCTGACAAATTATGCGAAGCCGGGCGACAAGATACTCGACACCCACGTCGGCAGCGCATCAAGCTTGATAGCTTGCCACCGCCTGGGATTTGATTATGTGGGATTCGAGATTGACGAGCACTATTACAAGCTCGGGAACAACCGCCTGCAGGCGGAAAGATCGCAAATGACGATATTTGACTTAGGGATAGAAAGATAAGGAGGAAATTATAATAATGGGATATATTGATAAAAATGGAACGCCTATCAATGTTGGCGATAAGACAAGGATTGAGCTAGACAATGGGGAGGTAAGGGAATTTGACGTACGCTTTAAAAGAGTGACAAGAACGGTTAAATCCCATCCCGATTTTGACGATGAATATGCGAAAGTTGCCATTGAAGACATTGTCTTCTGCTGGCGAGGATATGATTTATTCCCATGTGTTGATGAAAATGGAATACTTGACACAGCAAAAATGGAGATAGTGAAACAAGAAGACAATACCCTGAACAAATGAGCATCGAAAACTACATAAATTAGTAGGAAGGGGGTAATAAAAATCAAAGCAGTATTAAGTTATCCAGGCGCAAAAAACAGATTAGCTAATTGGATTTGTGGATATATTCCCGATCATAAAGTGTATTTAGAGCCATTTTTTGGAAGTGGAGCAGTGCTATTCAACAAAAACAGAAGCCACATAGAGACGGTGAATGATTTACATGGCGAAATTACTAATTATTTTAAAGTATTGAGGGATTCACCGGATGAATTAATTAAATTAATAGAGTTGACGCCATATAGTCGGGATGAATACGATAATTCTTACACGGAATCTGATTCGGCCGTAGAGAGGGCGAGAAAATTCTGCGTGCGGTGTTGGCAAGGATTTGGATGTGCTAATCTTTATCACAATGGGTTTAAATCGGGGCAACAATCGGTATCACCAAATCCGGCTAGGAGATGGGCGACATTGCCAGATACCTTAAAAATGGCAAATGAAAGGCTTCAAGGCGTGCAGATCGAGAATCTGCCGGCCGTAGAATTGATAAAAAGATACTATACGCAAGATGTATTCATGTATGTTGACCCACCATATCTATTAGGCACTAGGAAAAACAATTTATATAAGCATGAAATGAAAGATGATGATCATTTTGAGCTTTTGGAAATAATATTTAATCATCCCGGAAAAGTGTTGATTTCCGGATACGACAATGATATGTACAATGACTATTTAAAGGAGTGGGGAAAGGCGTATAAAAACACTACAGCAGAGATGGGGTTAAAAAGAACAGAAGTGCTATGGATGAATTACGATAAACAAATGAGTTTGGCCGACTACATAAATTAGGAAAGGAAATAATAATGAGTCTTGATAAAGAGATAGCGCATGGCAAGGAAAAGCGGAAGCGATATAAAAGGGCAAAAGCAGTCGACAGAACATGCCGAAATCATGGCTCTTGCCACCACTGCAAGAAAGGCAGAAAATACAGCAACTTAAAGCGATTACAATCCATGAATGATCGTTAACGTTATTACCAAAATGACAAGGAGGAAAAATTAAAATGAAGCCAATATATGAACCCAGAGGGAAAGCAAAAGAATATTGTGATTTAGCGATTAATATTTATACCGGATGCAATCATGGCTGTACATATTGCTATGCGCCAAAGGTATTGCGTAAGACCAAGGAGCAATTTGCCGTTGTGGAGCCACGCAAAGATATTGTAGATGCATTAAAGAAGCAATTAGTAGCGGAAGATATAAAAGACCGTGAGATACAACTATGCTTTACGTGCGACCCATATCCTGCCGAAATTGACACAAGCGTCACCCGTGAAGTCATTGAAATTATCAAAAATAGCGGGAACCATGTTCGGATTCTCACAAAAGGAGGGAACCGCACTTTACGTGATTTTGATTTGCTTGATAATGGAGATTGGTTCGGAACTACAATCACAGGGCGTGGGGAATGGCTACAAGATAACGAACCAAAAGCGGCACCATTTACGGAGCGCATTAAATCTTTGTCAAATGCTCATGCTTTGGGCGTAAAAACATGGGTAAGTTTAGAGCCAGTATATTTTGTCGAGGAAGTCTATAATTCTATAAAGCTTCATGGCGGATATATAGATGCTTATAAAATAGGCAAACTCAATTATGTTACGTCAGAAATTGATTGGGGCGCATTCGGGCGAGAATGCGAAAAACTATGCAAGGAATACAACCGAAATTATTATATAAAAGATGATTTGCGAAAATTGATGTAATTTAGGAGGAAAATAAAAATGACTAGGCAAAGAGCAATTGAGATATTAAAAGCATATAGGAATTGTAAGGCACTAGAATATGTTGTTTTAAATTGCACAAAACACATGGAAGAAGACTGTGAAAAAAAGGGATATGATTGCTTTTCTCTTAATGATCTTGATCCCGCAACAAACATTGCATTAGCGATTTTAACCAAGTCAGTAAGAAAACTTGACCATTGTGAATTTATTAAGATTAATCAGTGGGAGGTTAAATGCAGTAAATGCAGTAAATGCGGTTGTATTTACGATACCGAAGGATATGGACATGATTTTAAGTATTGCCCTAATTGTGCAAGAAAGGTTAAAAACGATAAAGTAAATCATGTAAATGACACAAACAGTTGGACGCCAGTATCAGAGGGATTACCGGATGAGCATGAAGAAACACGAGATATATTCGATAGTGATACGCTTGCGGTTGTTGATTGCGATAGATATAAATCCTCTGAACCAGTGAATGTAACAGTATGGGATCGTGAACATGATGAAATATATGTCGCATGTGATTGCACAATAGATGGCGAATGGGGTGATTTAAGCGAAACCTATGAAGTGATTGCATGGATGCCGCTATCAAAACCATATAAGCCGAAATTGCCAAAGGGGGATTCAAAATGAGGAAATGTAATGGATTACAATGCCATTCTAGCCACAAACAAGGATATTTATGCTGCTTTGATTGTGAGTATAATGAGATCTGTATTGATGCTGATTGCATAGAGCGATATGCTAATAAAACTTGTGAACGTATGTATTTCGAGGATGAAATAGATGATCGAGAAGGGAGCAGATTAAATGAACGCAAATGAATGTAGATTTTGTAAACATGCACGAGATATAGGAGAAAGATATATTATCAGATGCAAGGTAAAACATGAGACGGTTGACCTGTTTGATACATGTGAACGTTTTATATCACATGCAGCAATGGATTTCACAAAGACTTTATTAACATATACAAAAAAAACAATAAAGTGAGAATGAGATATGAAAAAATTTTTAATACAGATAGCAATTGGATTATTATATTATTTAGTTTTTATAATTTTAGACAATTATAGCAACGTAAACGAAGTGCTTTTTGGCATAGCTTTAGTGCTTGCCGAACTCACAATGCGGAATAGGTAGAAGGAGG